AATAAGATAGAAGGATATGAGACTCGTCTTTATTGGCAGTTCAAGTACTGCGAAGAGCATGACGGTCAAACCTTCTTTTATACGCTTACTTACAATGACAATGCCATGCCCAATCATTATGGCATGAATTGTTTTGATTACGAAGACCTCCGCGACTTGCTTACTGGAGGATTCAGAAAACAGTTACTTCGTAAGTATGGTACTAGATTTAAGTACTTTATTGGAGCCGAGTTAGGTGATGGTAAAGGAGTTAGAGGAATGCACAACAATCCTCATTATCATGTTTTATTCTTTTTAGAGCCAGCCAATGATGATAGATACGCATACATTAAGATTACTCCAGACGATTTTAGACACCTTGTTCGAATGTATTGGCAAGGTTTCGATGAGTCGAGAACTGGTTTCCAAGATTATAATGACGCTGTTTATGGAATTGCCAGAGAAGGAGAGAATGAAGGTAAGGTTACTGATTTTAGAGCTTGCGGATATTGTGCAAAGTACGTTTGCAAAGATGCCGCCCTCAGAGCCAACGAAGCCAAAGTAAGGTCTAGACTTCATTTCAAGTACTTCAAGGATTACGATAATACAGAGGACAGTTATAGAGAGTTTTTCAAGCAGGTGATTGTACCCATGTATAATACACCGCTTAACGCCAAGAAGACCAAGTGGTCGTTTACAGATGTTCAGTTAATAAAAGAGATATTAGGATATGATTGTTTCGGATATAAAGATGGCCTTTTTACGAATAAGGTTGAAGATATGGCTGATGAATCTTATATGCCGTATGTTATCGATATCATTAAGAAGCAGCGGCTTCACACGGAATATCATGAATTCATCGAGCAGAGCATTGACGGTCTTGTTAAAGAAGGTCTGAATGAGTGGAGAAATAGATTCAGTAATAAAGTTAGAGTCAGCCAAGGATTAGGTGACTATGCCCTAGAGCATATCGTAGATAAGATGAATCCCACCATTCAGGTTCCTTCTAAGAGAGGTTTCAAGAATCGTCCGATTAACATGTATTATTACCGTAAGCTTTACTGTGACGTGGTAAAAGATGATAAAGGACAGAACTTATATGTTCTGAATGAGTTAGGTCAGGCTTATAAGCTTTCGCATTTGTCTAAGCGAATGAAGAAGATGATTAATAAGTGCAGTCCGTATTTCCAGTTTCTTCTGGACAATCCGGAACTTTACAATAAGATGCGTGCTTCTGATATCAATACAGATGTTGTTTGGTCTTATGAGCAGTTTAAGAGGAACCTTAGTTCCTTATTAGAAGATGATACTTTAACAAATATAATTAAGAGATATGCAGAATACAAATTGGTTTACGAAGATCGGTTCTTCTCCTTACAGATGGACGGAACTTGTAGGAATGTTGTCTTTCCTGACATTGATGTTGTTGGTGATTATAAACGGTTTCTCGTTCCATCCTTTTATAGTGTACCCAGGAATGATTTGCGGCTTGCTTGCTTCCTGGACAATCCTCCCCAAAACTATTTATCGTATTTCCAACACCCCTATTTTTTACGGTATACTAGCTTCTTTAATGTGCTTGATATGTGTGCCGATTATTTCTTTATCCAAGAAGATGACAAACGTCAGAAAGAGGCTGAAGAAATCGCAACTACAAAACGATTCCACAACGAAAGAAGACTAAAAGAGTTTTATAGTGTTTTTAAAAGTTAATTATTATGAGTTTAGATTGCGGTATTGTTATTGGCATTATATGCCTATTTCAGATTCTGGATATACTCCAGATTCGGACTATTAGAAAGATATTAGAAGATGATATCAAGAAAGATTAACCCTTTAATTTGATTTATTATGGAAAATATTAATGAATTTTCATCTCAGTCCCCAGTTCAGGTCGATTATGAACGTGTGGTTAATTATGATGAGGACGGAAACGAACTTATTAGTTATGAAGAGATTGATTATCCAAAGATTCAAGCCTCTCTTGGTTCTTGGTCTAATTGGTCCCTTGAAGCTCTAGTAAAAGCTGGTATTGACCCAGCATTCCCTATTCATACTGGAAATCCTACTAGGTTAGAAGGTTTAGATGCTATTAATGATTTTACTGCTGTTGCAGATGAGATATTTAAAGAAGATAAAGAGTAATATAATTTAAAATTTTTATAATTATGAAAGGTTTTGATGTTTTAAAAGTTAAGAGTGCTGTAAAGAGTCGTAATAAGTTTAATCTCTCTCGTGCTCACCTCACCACTATGAATTTTGGTGAAATTGTTCCTCTTTTCACAGAGGAGACTGTTCCTGGAGATAAGATTTCCGTGGATGCTCATTATTTTAGTAGAATGGCTCCTCTTGCTAAGCCTACTTATGGTAAGTTTAGTTTTAAGACTGTTGCTGGTTTTGTTCCTTATCATCAGATTGCTTGGGATTCCGATGCTTGGTTTGCTGGTAAGACTACCTGGGAAGGTGTAACTCCTGTTGGAAGATTTATTACCCTCGAAGGACTCTCTTATTTTTATAGGACTAGTTGTTTAGATACTAATGCTACTGCTACTGCAACTAACTGTGATATATCTTGGATTGATTCTTCTAATGTTGTCCAGTATGGTGTTTTTTCTAAGGAAGGTAAGTATTATAATAAGATTCTTAATTCTCTTGGTTATTGCTACCCTGAAAATACTAATTTGAAGACTAGTTCCGACTGGAAGACTCGTATTAGTGCCATTAAGTTAAGTGCATATCCGCTTCTTGCTTTTGCGAAGTTGTATAATGACTATATGTCTCAGAGCCAGAGATTTAATACTTCTGCTCTTTCTTCTCTTTTACAGAATGTTAAGTATGGTAAGTCTATGACTGGTTTTACGCCTGCTACTGGTGTGCTTGATTCTAGTCTTATTTTGACTATTCTTCAGAATATAAAGCTTAACTATGAGAATGATTATTTCACTTCTGCTTGGCAGACTCCTAATGCTGCTGCTGGTACTTCTGAAGGTGTAACTCAGGTTGGTGTTCCTTCATCTACCAGAACTGATAGAGTTTTATGGGATAATGATAGTAATTTCTTGCAGACTAGTGTTAATTCAGGTTCTCCTTCTACTGTTGGTATTACTCAGAGAGCTCTTGATTTCTTAAAGTCTTTTGATGATTGGGTTCGTAGAAATAACTATTCTGGTTCCAGAGCTGTTCAACAGGTTTATTCTCGTTTTGGTATAAAGACTGATGATTATAAGTCTCATTATGCTAATGTTCTTGCTACTGATACTATTCCCGTTCAGGTTGGTGATATTACATCTACTGCTGCTGAACCTGGTCCTAGTCTTCCTAGTATTAATGCTACCAATATTCTTGGTGCTTATGCTGGTAAAGGTATTGTTTCTGATGGTAAGTCTGTGTCTTGTAGTGTAAGTGATTACGGTCTCTTTATCATTCTTGGATATTTTACTGTTGCTCCTATGAATTCATTTGGCTTTGATAGAAAGGTTCTCCGTAATAGTCCTCTTGATTATTACAATCCTGAATTTGATGGTCTTGGTGCTGATGCTATTCCTCTCTTTGAGATTTATGAAAACCCTCGTGGAGCTGCCGAAAGTGATACTACTGCTTCTGATTCTGTTTTTGGTTTTACCGAGAGATATAATGCTTATCGATATGGTCGAGACCAGATAACTGGTGAATTCCGTGACTTTGTTAATTCTAATACTTCTGCTGCTGGTATGAATGTTTGGCATTCAGGTAGATTCCTTGGTGATATCCGTAAGGCTGGTAACCTTGTTGCTCAGTCCACTTCTATGAATACTCTCCCTCAGGTTGATAGCGAATATAATAGAATATTTACATACACTGGTGGTGATGTAGACCATTTCTATCTTACTTGTCAATTTAGTGTTGATGCTATTCGTCCTATGATGAATCTTAATCAGGTTCCTCGTCTTGGTGAAGGTGATACTGTCGTTCCTCGTAACGGTAATGTTATCTCTTAATTTTAGTTTTGTGTCGTTCTTGGAAGGGTAGTGAAATATCTACCCTTCCTTTTAACAGTTAAAATATTTTTGTATTATGTCAAGTTTTAAAGAATTTGGAGAAAAAGTTGGTTCTAATCTTGGCTGGATATCAGGTGCTATTGCTATTGTTGGTTCTATTCTTAACTATTTTCAACAGAGGAAGACTAATAAGGAGTTAATGGAGTTTAATCGTAGTGAAGCAGATATTCAACGTCAATGGAGTGAAGTTCAGACTGCTAATCAAAATGCTT